ATTTAGAACCGCTGAGATTTGCTGTGCAGTCTGAGTGCCCTGAATGTTGATCTGCTGAATGACTTGCGCTTTGCTAGGTGCCGGCTTGATGTTCTTGAAAATTGGGCTCTTGCTGTAAATTTCTGCGTTTTTGAAAGTCTGCTGACCCTGCTGGAAACCACCAACGGCTGAACCTGCTGCAACACCGGCAACGGCGCCACCTGCAAGTGCACCACCGCCAACAATAGCGCCAAGCCCGGCTAATGCCTGATAAGCCTGAACCGCACCAGTAGCGGCGTTCCATGCGGCAGTAAGTCCACCAATAGCGGCAACCATCGGTACAAGCCAGTCTTTGTTATCCAAAACCCACTTGACAAGTTTCACACCCTCTACGATGATGCCCTTGATGCCGTCAACAATTTCTTGTAATTTAGCCTGACCCTCTGGGGTTGCCAACCAGTCAGAAAATTCTTGCAACAACGGCAGCAACGCAGTACCGATTTGTTCTTGCATTTCACCAAAGATAACCTGCATGCGCTGATAAGGGTCAGTGTTAGCGGCTTCTTCTGCGGCGCCGGCAAATGCTTTTTCAAGTTCCGCAATAGGATCTTTAGCGCCCTTTAGCGATGGAATAAGTTTTACAAGTGCAGTGTCAGAACCGGCCAACGACTTAGCCATAGCCTGCGAAACTGCGTCAAGACTTTTACCTGTGGCAGCCGATGCGTCAAGAGCAATTTGCAACAAGCGGTTAGATGCAGTGACATCTTTAGTTGCAATAAATAGTTTCTGGTATGCCGGGCGTAGTTCATCATCAGCAACACCGGCTTGGAATTGCATCTTGTTGATTGCTCGTTCGGCCTGAGTGACCTGATCCTTTGTTGCTTTGCCAGTGTTTTCCATAGCCAAAGCCAAAAGATTCATAGACTTAGAGTCTTCGATGGCGGCTTTAGCAGATTCTTCTAATTCACGTTTGATAACACTGAGAGAAAAACCAATACCGATGGCGGCAAATGCCTTGTTCATCGTGTTTGAAATTGCTTGTGTGCGCTTATTTAGAGAGGAAAGTGACTTCTGGGCGCCCTTAGTCGCTGCGGTAAGTTGCTTGAACTCACCGAGAATTTCGACATTTAGCACTAGGCTCATTAGTCCACCTCGTTCATCTCATTCCAGACATGAATAAATGCCCGGTACTCACCTAACGTTAGATTTCGGTAATCTGCCGGTGACATCTTAGTCAGTAAACAGAACCTCGCCATTCGTTCGGCTTGTTGTTGCTTTAGCCTTTTGGGTCTTCTTGCACGCCCTTGAATAGATCAAGAGCCTCTGCAAAAGAAACCTTTCCGGCATCTTCCATCTTAAAATTTGGATCAGTGCGCTTACGTGCAACCCAGATGATTGCTTTTAGTGCCTTGCCCTTTAGTTTACCAGCACCCATAAGTTCATCCATTGGTTGACCGCTTAGGTTCTCAATGGTTTCAACTTCATCAAGTGTTAGTGCGCTGAAAAAATCCTGTGTCATTCTGTGTCCTAAAATTTTGAGTATTTGTTATACAACTTGTTAATGTTCAAGAAGTAAGTCTTGTACACCTCGTTACGAGTCAATCCTAGCGCCTTTGCAAAGAATGGTTGTGGCAAAATGTTTTTCTTTATGAAGTTGTTGCGGTCATAAAACCAACCCCAGTGGATAGGGTTTGCATAAGGTACACGTGTGTTGTTACCAGCAGACACTAGAACTTTACGCGCTTGTTTCTTTGAGCGGATAGTGTTGCGTAATGCACCGGTGCGAGTCGGCACCAAGGTTCTTGCGGTTGAAGCAACGATATTAGCGGCTTCTTGTGCCGCTGCACTTACTTCTGCCGTTGGTACGCCTATTTGCTTTAGGGCATTTAGAACATACTTTAGGTCTTGAACCTTGATGCCGACCGGATCAGCCATTTTTACGCGGTTGCGTCGATTTCTACACCGTAGTAGATGTCTGATGCAGGGGTGTGCGGTGTGTTCTTTACGGTCAGAGTCACGCTAAACTTTGCAATCTCGTTAGAGGTCAAAGATAGAGGTGGCAACTGGTCAAATACAACAGTTCCCTTGTAGTGCGGCTGATCTGCTGATGGTGTTGCGTTACCGTTAGGTGCGATGGTAAATGCAACTTCTGAACCGAAGTTATCCCATAGCACGCGGTAAAGGCTTGTGTCTTCACCTGATACGATACCGTCTAGTTGTAGCGACCACTGACCGCCAACACGAACTTCGCAGAATGTCTGAACATCGCCAGGGGCGTCATCCAAAGTTAGTTCTACCATGTTCGCATCGCAGGCGTAATCGGTGGTGCCGATTTTGAAGACAATGTTACTTGCCTTGATGCGTGTTGATGCTGCCATTTAGGGCTGCCTTTCTAAATTGAGATTGCTAGTTGTGCGTAAATGTTTACCGATAGGTATTCGGCGTTGTTTGTTTGCAGATTGTACGGTTGGTTTACATTGGTTAGTTTCGCATAGGTCAACGGTTTGATTGCGTTTAGAACGTCTTCAATTAGTTGATCTAGATTCTCGGTTGCTTTCTTGTTTGTAGCAGTCGAAGCAACTAAGACAAGTTCAAGGGAAAGTGTGTATTCCCCGAACTCAGCGGTTTCAATGTATGGTGATGCGGCGTTTACGATAACGATGGGCGGTGTGATTCGTTCCGGAACGTATTCCAAAACATTCAACCCTGCCGCTACTAGATCATTTTTGAATTGAACTTTCGCATCGTTTATTTCGCTCATACCGCGTAACCTGTGTACGGCATCAGTAGAGGGTAAACCGCATTCATCGGGTCTTTAGCCACGCGAATAGGTGAACCATCCATGCTTGCAAATTGTGCAACACCATTAGGCGCCGAACGGCGGTGAAACAGTTCTGACGCGCAAATAAGGATAGCCTGCTCATGAATGTCGTTTGGTACGGTGTCAATGTCACCGATGTAGCGACCAACATGCGCGTTAGCGGCATCTAGGCAAGAGTGCAGAAAGTTAGACAGATCATCTGTACCAACGTAGTCGGCTAGTTCTTGCAAAGTTACAGCAGGCATATCCCTATTTCCTAATCGTTTTTATTACGCAGTAACATCCAACTTAACCAAAGCGCCCACGCGTGGGGTAGCAATAGCCAAGTAACCGTAAACAGATAGGTCATCGGTCAAGGTTGTGATGTCACCAGAGGTTAGACGTACTGGTGAACCAGCAGACTCCATGGTGATTACAGCGGCTGAGTTAGCCATGTAAACTACGCCGGTGCCAAGTGCAGGGTCAACGATGATTGGTAGGCCAAATACTGAGCCGCGAAGACCCGGTACGTTTGCGGTTCCAATGTTGTTTACGCCAGCGCCGTCAACGTTTAGCACTGGGCGGCCATCGCCTGCTGCAACCTTAACGATCTTTACGTATGCGTCGGTAGAAGCCAAGATGAACTCAGGGCGTAGACCAGTCTGCTCGTAAATGTATGCTGAACCGTTTGCGATTCCCTCTGCAAGTGATGAAGCGGTTCCACCATCTGCATCAAATACCTTGCCAGTGAAGTCAAGGGCGCCAAGAGCGGCAACAAGTGCTGCGTTTGTAGCCTTTGCGTACTGCTGGGTTAGAGCCTCGAAAACAGTGTTTACAGTGTTGATGTTTGAACGCTCAATGTACTGGCGTGAAACAGAAGTGTAGCCACCGTAAGTCTTGATTGCTGCTGAAACGGTTTCAAAGGTTAGGTTACCGAATGATAGTGCTTCGTTCTCAGGATCCTGCTGACCAATTGCAAGAGTGTTTGCGTCGATCTTTGCGTACTCAACGGTTAGACCAGCAGCAGGTAGCGCCGCGCGTGAGAAAGCCTCTACGGTTGGGCGGTTGTTGCGGATCAGGGTGTCAATGTATCCGTAGAAAGGTGGGTAAGCAACGGTGTCTGCTGATGTTGATGCAGTACGTGCAAGCATCTTTGCATCTTCGTCACCGTCGATCATAGCCTTTACGAACTCGCCCTGTGAGCGGAACTTGGTGGTTGTTTCTGGTGCAGTTGCAACGGTCATCCCAGCCTCTACAACGCGGCGCAGTTCTGCAACCTCGTCAAGAGCGGTACGAACGTCAAGTTCAATGTTTTCTGACATTGGTTCACTTTCTTGTTCAATTAGAGGTTCTGCGATTTCGTCAATTTCGACTTCTTCGCGAACTTCGCTGATGTTTGCGCCCGAATAGGCAGGGAAT